GACACAGCCAGCCCGAAAGCACGAGACCGCACTAAGCTTGGGCCAGCGCGATGGCGGCCCGAGACCTCGCCCTCTTTGCGCGGCGATCGGCAGCATTTGACGCACCCATCGCTACACCGGTAGGGACAGTGACGCGGAAGGTAACACGCCCGCTGGCCATCTCTATGTCATTCGGGAGGTCAGGGAGCGTTGCGTTCCAGTCGTCATCCCATGACACGAGAGACACCTTCGCGCCATAGGTGCCCTGCGTGTTGATAAACTCGGCGGGGGCTGGGAAGCAGGACTGGCCCCGGGTCCAGAGGTAGCTGGAAATGGGGTCGGCGTTCGCGTGTTTCGCGGCGACCGTGCCGACCGTCGGCCCCTGGTCGCCCGGTAGCGTGACCGAGGACTCATCAAACTGGTACAGCTTGATTTCGTTGAGGGGGGCTGGCTCGGCCGCCATGAGTGACACGAGGGCCGAGGTCCTCGCGGTGCGCATCTTGAAGGCGACGGTCATGTTGTTGGCGGTTGACCCCTTCTCAAGAAGGCGGAAGGACTCGAAGCAGCTGTACGCTTGCTCGTGTCCCACCGACACTTTGGCCCCGTACCCCTCGGTTTCAGCCAGGGTTCCGAACTCGTTGATCGAGATGAGGGATGTGGGCTCGATCCAGAAGTATGGGGCGACCGTCTTGTGCAACAAGTGCCGGTCGACCGCTCCTGCCTGGGCTAGAGCTTTGGCCCCAGCAGTACAGAAGTGACTCTCGGCTACACCCGAGTTCGATGTGAGGCCGAATAGGTGCGTTAGGGCCCGTATGTACAAGGGCCCGAAACGACCAAGGTCGTTCGCGATCTGGCTTCCGATCGACCGGGCGTCGGCGTCGGTGACGCCGTCCTCCTCCGTACCCGGTGGCTCCAGCGTGCCGCGGGCGGCCGTGAAGACCGAAGGGTACCAGCCACCACGGCCGGGCACGAGCGGGTCACAGTGGGCGACGGCCGCCGCCGTTTTGAGGGCGATGGCGTCGACCCACGCGGCCTGCGCGCTGGGCGACGTCGCAGCCAGAGCGGGGAGCGCGGGATAGTGGCGGAGAGCCTGGTTCACCCCGCCGTACGGGACGCGGAAGGTGTCCTCACGCAACAAGTTGCGCATGAAGCCCCCCTCGTCCGTGTGTGAAACAACACTAACGACGGAGTGTATACCCCGCGTGACGGCGTACGCGAAGATGTCGCCGCCGCCGGACGCCTCCATGTTCGCACCGAGCACGCGGAGTGCCTCGACGCAAGCGCCGACGAATGCACTGCCCGCGACATTCGGCACGATGGGCTGGTTGGTGTTCGCGTCCAACCGCAAGACGTCCGTGGTGACGCTGGCCCCGCACCCGTTCGCCGCAGCCGCGAGCACGGCGAAGACAGCGTCGTTGCCGACGGTGTCGACGGTCCTCGGGATGAAGACGCTCGAGATCGAAGCCGTCTGGGGGGAGTCGAGGGTGCCCAGCGCGACGATACGCACCGGGCGCCCGCCGCGCAGGGCGGTGGCGTTGGTGTCCCCATACACCGTGGAGACAGCAATACCGCGGGCGAGCCGCTCGACCATCCCGGCGAGGTCCATCTTCACCCACTGGGGGCTGAAGTTGGAATATCGGCGAGCAAGGCCCTCAAAACTGGCAGCTTCCGACGGGTTTATGTCGATGCTGCAGTCCAGGGGGATTGCCGCCTCAGGCGGGGGGGCGAGAGCCTCCCCGCCGGTGTTGTAGCGCCGGCCCACTTCGTAGAAGATGGACCGGGCTTTGTGGGTCGGAGACCCGTGTTCCAGGACGCTGCCAAAAACCCCCGCACGGTAGCGGCGGTACTGGTTGGCGGCCTGGATCTGACCCCCGGAGGGGTCGGCGAGTGCGCCAGTTAACGGACTGGCGGCCGAAGTTGGGAAACGCTCGGGTTGTGCGTTGGCCATGATTGCTATGGTTGACTGTGACAAGAGAAACGAGTTTTCGGGATCACAGGAACCCTCCTCCTACGACTCGCTCTCAACCCGACATCCAGACTCGG